TTTGTCGTTGGATTAAAGTTAAGTAACAACTCCAGTCAAGTTGTGCTGTACCCAGGAAGTGGATCCAGTTTTTGCCCTTCAGCAAACCATCTTCTCTCAACGTTATAAGACGCTTAAGAGTAATATCCATTTTACACATATTAGCACCACCAAAGGCCCAGCCTTCGGCTTCCTTGCCAGCATATTTTCCTTTAGGATCGCTAAACTCTTTGACACCAGTATACCATTTTTCAGCAGTATCCCAATCACTACCTTGTAGAACGTTTAACCATTTAGTTTGACCTAGCCGATTATTAAGGAAATAATCGTTATTAAAGCGTGTCTTGTCTAAACAGTCGTCAAATGTTTTTAATCCAGTCTTTGGACTGTGAATATGATCACAGGCCCAAGTTGGAACGTCTAACATCATTGACCAATCAGCGGTAAGTTCTAACCATTCTAAAATCTTTTGACGAGTGGCATTTGCTGATTTACCTTCAAAATCTAACCAATCAAATTTAAGAACACCTTTACCAATTTGGTATCCACCGGAGTCGCCTAGTATCATAGTACTGTTTCGATCACGTTGTTGGATCATAGATTCTTGTACAAGACTTTTTTGTAGATCTAACTGTGCATGACCTGCCGAATACAATCCATACTTGTAGGTAAAGTATCCTTGTTCCGGATTAAGAAAGTTCATACCTTCAATGCCACGATCGAATCCTTTAGGAATACGACTAATAGGAACAAATTCTTCTAAACGTTGTTTAGCAACGTAGGTACTATAAAAGGAACTAATTGCAGGCAGATATACTTCATAGTCTCTTTGTAAAGGAGTTAAGTTAACTGGTGGTCTATTCATCTTGTATTAATATCTCTGTTATTTTTAATTGTTTTTCTAATCGATTTACTTCTAACTTGGCGTTGTTTAGGCTTTGTTTGGCAGCTTTAACAGAAGGATGGTCTGCCGGCAATGTTATTAACAGCTCTTCTTCAACCCTCTTCTTTTTAGCCCATTCTAATAGCAGTTTTGTTTCAGTATCAAGTTCTACAGTAGCGTAGCTAGATTGAATGTTAGACCAGATATTGCCGTCAAATACTTGCATACCTGTTCCATTGACTCTGATCATTCCTTGTATAGGATTATTAGAGTTTGGAGCAACATACTGTAAAATAGTGTTGCCACCATTTACAGCAACTCCGTTAGATCCAATCAAACCTTTTATCATGCATTAGCTGGAATAATATATTTGTAAACAGCTAATCCGCTATCCAGTGTAACTTGCATTGCACCTTCATTACTAAACCCAATGGTACAGTTGTTTGAATCTGCAATTTTAATAATTGCTAACACGCTGGCTACAGGCCAAGTCCATGCTTTATTTAGATTACCTTTAACATCAGTGGCAAATATAAATTCGCCGCCGTGTGTTGATTGATCACCGAACACAAATTTAAGATTGCCGTTTTCTGTTTTAGCAATGAACGTAGTATGTTCGGTATTAGCACTAGCCTGGAAATTAAAACGTTGGACAGATTGCAATGTTGGAGAAACTTCAACATCCCACTTAACACCTTTAAATTTAATTGTCTTAAGTTTTTCGTTGATAATTTCAGTATTCATAAAACGATAATCGTTTTTAAAATCACCTGTTTTATTTTCAAAGTGTAAACCTACTGGCATTTCGGTGCCGTTACGTTCTGCCTTGACTACTTTAATAGAGGCATTCTCTTTGTATTCAGGGCAGTCAAGATGATATTTTAATTTATTAAGTTGCGGCATACCAAATACTCCGATCATATCTGGATATGGCCCTGCAGTTTCCGCCTGCATAATGACGCTACGATCGTCTGCCATACTATCAATAATAGTTTTCTTTTCGTCTCCGGTAATTTTAACGATATTTAAGAAGCCTAGATTGTGTGTGTGGCCTACGATATCTTTTAGTAAATCTTGCATGTTAATTCCTTTCCTTTAGTTTATTTAGAATTTCGAGTAATGTCAAATATATTTTATTCAAAAGTGAATAAAGATCCAAACGTATTAGTTTGTGTAGTGGATTCAAGATCCCATTCTAGAACACCAATGAGGTTATCTAGTTTGTTGTTAATAATAGTGGTTTCCATTTCTGCATGATTAAATGGTAAATCTTGAAACCATTTAGGTAAACGTAATTCGTCGACTGGATATGCAACACTCGTATATCCCAACGGATTGTCTTTTACTTTACACACAATAACTTTAGACCCATCAGTAATTTGCATAGAATACTTGTCTCCATTCATGCGTTTTAAAGTATTCCAATTGATAGAAGCACGAACATGTCCGGGCATATTAGCCTTGCCAGCCTTGGCTTCTTTAGCTTGATAGTCTGTAATATTATTAGCACGTTTTGGACTACCTTTCTCCCAGCCCGGCCGAGATTTAAACTCAGTTCGGAACTCACTAATACGATCTAGAATTTCAGTTTCCTGGGAACCGTTAAGTACCTTTGTTAAAATTTCTTCTAAAAACTTTTGCATAAATTCCGGAGTATCACTGCGTTTTAGATCTAACCCCATGGCTTTAATTTTTCCAGACTTATTATCGACGTCTTGCCGCTTGCCTTCTTTGTCGTAATATAATACTGCATATCTTTTTTTGGTAATAAACAGACCTTTTGATGCAACAATTTCGCGTCCTGCCTTAATAACTTCGCCGCGTGATCTAGGACAATGAAATGCCTCTAACATAAAATCTGGAAATGTTGAATTTACTTCCTCTGCTAGAGTATCGTATAGTTGGATAACACTATCTCTAGTCCACGGAATTTCTTTCCTATCAATTTCTTTTTTAAGTGTATTATAAGCACTGAAGTATGCAGAGTCTGTATCACCATAGATAATTGCTCTACCAGTATGATTATATTCTCCTGTAATAACTTCGTTTATTTTCCCGGCCATGTGTCTAGCAATGCTTCTCCCAGTAAGTGTGGTTGATTGACCAATACGATTGTCAAAAAACCTACAACCAGGATTAAGAATAGCACCATACAGGCTGTTAAGATTAATTTTTTTAACCAACTGACGTTTATCCCAATATTCTTCTTCAATTTTATTCTCCGCTTTAATTGCATCTTTTAATTTAGCTTGCATCTCTTTACGTTCGGCATACCAACGCTTTAACAATCCAGGAATAATACCCTCATGCTCATGGGTAAAAATAGTACCGTTTGCACTCAGCATCCAGGGTTGATTACTTTCATAAATCATTTCATAAATTTGTGCTCCTGAAAGTATATCGCTGTCTCCATTCTTCCAGTCTATAGTAATTTCGTTTGCAATATCTTTACCTATAACAAGCTCGTATTCATTGCTACCAAATTTACCTTCCCACGATCCAGCAAACGACTCTCCCTTGGCCTGTTTAGCGTCAACTTCTGCTTGTGTGTAATCTTGTCGCAACTGGCCAACAATCGTCTCTGGACCCATGTTTAACGCACGAATAACTGACGGATATAGTGAGTTAATATCCATTGATCCTATCCAATCGTGCAATCCTTTTTTAGGATACGCAACATAAGCACCTGCGGCTTGATTATTTGCATTTTCGTCTCGCGGTATACGACTGGGAACAATCATTCCTCTGTGGTGTGCTTCATTAATAATAGCCTGTTCAGTCACTGCTACAGCACCCATAGTTGTCGCTAACAATACTGTGTTTTCGTGTGCAATGGTATTAGCAAGATCAATAAACTTTAGTTTCTTATCTAACTTATCGAGTAGTGCAGTATCTTGACGGTTATATCGAATAAACTCTTTAAAGTCATTGTTGTATAATTGATCAAGTGTACCTTCGTATTGAACTTTAGTTTCACCTACTTCGAGTTCGCCAATAGCATCCAATCGATAGGTGTGACGTTCTTCGTATGTATACTTGCGGTACAGCTCAAGACTGTCTAAATGAACACGACCGACAAGATCGTAAGTAACCGCCTGTCTTCCATACTTTTCGTACTCTCTCTTTTTAGGAAATTGATCCCATAAACACAGTCTACGGGTATCTTCTTTACTTAAAGTTTTAATAATGCGATTAACGGTGTAAGGCATATCAAAACCTTCACTATTCCAACCACTTAATATGTCCGCATCTTGAATAAGATCAAGAAAGGTATCTAACATATCTGCTTCGTTATCGAACAGAATCGTGTTAGGAAAATCTTTAACTTGTTCCTGCGCCTGTTCCATTGTAAGTGTTTTAGGAGGCATTGCTAAACATACAAGTGTATCTAACCATTGTAGGTGAACAGCAATCGCAGTAATTGGCATGAACGCATCGTCCGGACTTGCGTAACCACGTTCCGGATCAAAGTCCACCTCAATATCCCAAAACGCTACATTAAGTTTTGGAGCATCTCTACCTAGATAATTTTCTTCTAGACAACGGAATACTGGTTTAATATCACTTTCGTATAATGATTGACTACCATGTATACGTATTTCTTTTTGAAATTCTTTGTGAGTCTTACAGCTCACTTTTGACAGGCTTTCGCCAAAAATTGATTTGTGTTTTCCCTTATTATCTTTGTAATAAAAAAGATATCGGGCAGGGTAGTCTTGATAAAGTCTACCTTTTTTAGGATCTCTCTCTACGATTTTGATAACATCATTATCGCGATCCCAAATGGCATCAACATAACTCATATTTTCTCCTATGTGATTTCTGGCTCACAAACACCTAACTTGCGGATTATGGCCCGCCGACCTTTCTCAAATAATATTTAACATTCTTATCAACCCTATTGTATCAATAGTGGTCAGCAAGATGTAGTTAGCCAGCATGCCAAATGATTTCCTAGTAAAAGCAGCCCAAGCATATAGGGCACACCCAGTAATCCAAATAGGGTATAAGACAAGAAGGGGAGGATTAGGGACTGTTGCCGCCATTGTGATTGAGCAACCAATACTAATAGCCCAAGCGAGTAGCTCAACACAAAAGCGTACACGGTGAGATCTGTAGTCATCTTTTATCCATCGTATAGTTGGTTCAACTACTATTCCTAACATTAATCTTCCCTACGAGTAGCATGACCACTGATATCAACAATAGTTTCGAGATCGTCAAACTCTCTCCAAACTTGATCCCACTGGTCTTTTTGTGCTATACGAATTGCTTTACGTATTACACTTGGTTTGACTTCTAGTTCTTCGGCTACAGCTTTGATTGTTTCGTTGAGACCTTCTGTAAGGTCTGAAATTTCCTGCATGACTGTAACGCCTTCAGAAATAATTTGTTTAATTTTGGCCTGTTCTGGCGCACCAAATGCTTTACTCATGAATATCTCCTCATACGTTATTATACATAGTAACAATTACTATGTCAAGTCTTTTTATTAAATATTTCGTGCGGTAGTTAAAGTGGCATCGTAGGGATCCGAGATCAAAGATTTTTCCACTTTTCGTCTTTGGGCATCAACAAATTGGTAACTGTCTAGGCAACCTACGGCCGCACCCTATACTTTCTTTTCGCCGGTAAGATAAGGTAAACTAAACCATAATTGAAACCATTCTGAAGTTCCAGGCTTAATATTTTTTTCTTTCATAATTCGAGCATTAATTGAAGCTGTTTTAGAAATATTGGAGCCTTCGACAACTGGGATTCCTGCTAATCTTTTAATGCCCATAACTTCCCAGGCAGGATCTGATGAATCTAAATAGCAGTCGTCGCTTTCTTTACTTATGAAGTCTTCACTAGTAAATTTGAATTGTTTCATTTTTTCTTTAAACTATTCTCTAATAGAGTGTTTAATCTTATTTCATACCAGTTAGATTCAGCAAGTGAGTGTTCTGGTTTTTTCTTGTGTTTAAGATTACCTTTTTTAGTCTCTTTCTTTTTGTCTTTATGCTCACCTGCACCGCTGGTAGTCATATTTTTAGCAACAAAATTTCTTGGCTTTGATGTATATTTCATTGCTCTTACACCTTTTTTATGTTCGTTAAGTTCTGGATCAACACCTTTGGCCTTTTCACTCTGAATATAATCCCAAACCGTAACTAGATAATCTTCAGCTAGAGAAATCTTTTCCTGGCACCACTCTGGCAGGTTATCGTTTTCATCAATAGTGCTCATTAGGCCATCTACTGCTCTTTTTAAAGTATGTAGACTGCCTTCGGCCATACCTGCTTCGTCATCGTACTCGCCGTTAAATGACTCTTTAGGAATACCTTTTTGTGCCAGCGCCTTGGCTGAATCTCTCGGAGTTCGATTAGGATTAACTGCTTTCTTAAAAGGAGATTTTTCTTTCTTTCCGGCTTCTCTAGCTGCCGCTTCTGCATCTGTTTCCCAAGGAGCTGCCGCCTCTGCCATACCTTGCTTCTGTTTTTCGTTTAAGTTTTTGTTCATGATATTCCTTATACTACAATACTGTCCGGGCGACCTTTGCCATTAGCAGTAGCATTACCGCCGGTAGACATTCCACCACCGCTTGCTGATTCTGCAGGATCTTCACCACCTAGTACTTTTTTAGCGTTTTCTAATCCTCTTATTTGTGCAGAAATACGATCATATTCTGTCTTCCCTTGACTCCAAGTATTACTAGCACCATATTGATAATCATTATATGCGCTCTTTAATGCTGGTTGTAGTTTAGCAATCTCAGCGTCAATATCTACACCTGTGTATTTGTCACGGATTGCTTGTTCTCTATCAAACTTTTGTTTTTCTGCTTGAGAAGCACGAAACTTTTCAGCACGAGCATCTGCTCTACCTAAACCTTTTTCTCTTTTTGCAATAGTGTTATCAGCGGCTGCAACTTTTGCAGGATCAGTACGACTAAAGTATTTTTCCATTCCGGCAAGGCCTTTGCTGAGCTGTGCTTTTTTTCTATAATCGCCAAGAGTTACTTCGCTTAATATGTCTGATATTTTCATTTTTTATTGTTCCAATTACTAACAGGACTTACTGTATTTGTACCTTTAAGTTCCTTACTTTTCATATCGCCGTGATTCATATCTTCGTAACTAGCACCCGCTGCTTCGTAGGCTGCTTTTAATATGTCAGCTTCTACTTGAGTATACGGGTGAGCAGTCTTTTTCTTCCCAGACCAACTCTTTTGATCAATGTCTAATTTATTTTTTCCGTCACTCATAGCCGCTGCCATTCCTACTCTAAAGCTGACATATCCGCTGTCTGCTTTTTCAGAGTCTGAATATCGATGAAGTCCTCGAGTAGATTGTTGCTGACGTTTAGTAATCTTGCCAGTCTTCCGTTCAGTAATAAACTCATTAGCTCGCATTTTGAATTCCTTCAATGCTAGAACGTAACATCCAGCCGTGTTTACGATGTGCATCCATACGCTCGGCTAAAAAATTACTGAAGCCGTGTTCTCCATTCTGTTCAGCAACATCATATATTAATTTAAGAATAGTAATGAGCTTTTCATTGTCTTCTAACAATTGTGCTACCATTTGTTCTTTTGGTAGTATTTCATTTTGGTCTTCAATTTGGGACAGCATGTTGAATCGTGATAAACTAGCAGGAACATAGGTCCCTAGGCTACGGATTCGTTCAGCAAATCCATCAATAGAAGAATATACTTCTTCGTAGATGTTTCCAAATAATTCGTGGTATTCTAAAAAGTCGGGCCCTGTAACGTTCCAGTGAAAGTTTTGCGCCTTGAGAAAAAAACTAAAGGTACTAGCAAATCCGACTTTTGTGGCTTTTTGTAATGCTTCCATAATGTGTTATTTATTTTTTAAAACTTCAATAAGGTTAGCCATCTTTTGTTCAATTGCTTCGCTTACTTTTACGCAGTTGTCTACAGTACGACCACCTTTCTTTTTAGTGCCCATGCGCTTGTAACCTTTCCAACAGGCCTTGCCATCAACACCTTTTTGTTTTTCTTCACCTACTAGATCACCCGCTTTAGCATAATCGTCTGTAGCCTTGAGATGCCCTGCGGCTCCTAACGGGTTTTTCTTAACTCCTGCAAACTGACTCTTTTCTAGTTCGTTAAGTTTACCTGCCCAGTATTTTGATCTTTCTTCAATATTATAAGATTCTGCAACCTTATCAAAATTAGAGCCTTTTTTATCTTGTTTAGGCTCCCATTTTTCTTTATTTTTTTCTACTTGACTAGGAGTTGCTTTCTTTTCCTTGCTTGTTGAAGATTGGCCCGATTTATCTGTTTGAGAAGTTTTTTCACTTTCTGCTACTCTAGGTTTAATTTCTTTACTACCTGGTACTTCGTGATCACCTACTTTTGCTTTCTTGTAGACTTTTTCGCCTGTACTCGGACTAATATAGTACTCGCCCTTTTTATCTTGGCCAATGCTACGGACTTTGTATTTTGCACCACTCGAGCCTTCCGCCACACCTTGCGCTGGTGCTCGAAGTTTAGATTGATTTTTTTCTACCCATTGCATTACTTGAGTTTTTAGTGCCGACGGAACGGTATCTTCTTTACTGTTTACAAAATCTACTACATCTGTAGT